CGCGGTCCATTGCTTAGGCACTTGCACCCTGTTGTACCTGACAATGGTTGGTTTAACACTGTCGCCGCTTTCAGAAAGCGTTGCAACTATTTCAGTGCTAAACGGGCCTCGCCATTTGTGATTGATTCTGCTCGCCAGCTAGTTGAGGAAATATGTCCAAAACCATTGGATAGGTTTGAATGGACCGATAGTTTATACCAATCATGGCTTCTTAAGTTTGGGACTGAGAAGCGCAACAGAATGAATGCTGCTTTAACTTCACTAATATCATCTTCTTTGCCAGATTACACTGGTAAAGAAATTTTTGTTAAAGTTGAAGCATTGTTGGTGGAACACAAGCCTAATTGGGCGCCACGTGTGATTTTCAAAGGATCCGACGTTTATAACGCAATTTCTGGGCCCATTTTTAATGAGCTCATGAGACGTTTGGATCATTGCTTTGAGCGCATGACTGGGCCTTACAGGCTTCATAGTTCCTATCGCAAAACACCATGCGAGTATGTACCGATGATCGAGTCTAGGAATAATGAGAATGAGTTTTATCTTGAAGCTGACTTCTCCTCTAATGATAAGTTTCAATGCAGTGACGTGCAGTTACTTGAGGTGTCTATGATGCGTGTTTTGGGTTGTCCTGAGTGGTTCATAAGGTTACACCTTAAGAGCAACTCTTTTACTGTTCGCAATTCAAAGCATGGCATTAAGGCAGACCTCAAGTATCAGCTACCGACTGGTGCTACGGATACAACATTTCGTAACACTTTTTGGAACGCTTGCATTTTGTATTCTTTTTTGCAGAGGGTGAAGCCGGTTTCCTGTGACGCTTTGCTTTTAGGTGATGATATGCTAGCACGGATCACGGGGAGGGTGAAGTATGCACAGAAAACTTATACTTCCATTGCGGCCGAAGCGCAAATGGAAGCCACTGTCATACGTCATGCCAACCTGTGGACCGCCACATTTCTTAGTCGTTTTTTTGTTCCTGTCGAAAGTAAGCACCTCACGGTCCCCATTTTGGGTAAAGCTTTGGGCAGGTTTAACATGAGAGCGAATAGGAATCAAGCTGTTAGCGACGATTTGTACATGGCTTGCAAATCCGTCGGTTACGCTTATGAGTTTCGTTATTTGCCAACTATACGCGACATTTTTCTAGAAAGGTTTAAGCATCATTTTCCCCTTACCGTTGCCAAGAATCTTAAGGGTGATTACGATGTTGAAGTGTCCTGGAATGCTAGGG